TAGTTTCATTATCTCCTGGCTCTAAAAGATTATTACTTTCAGCCGCTGTTACTGTTTTACCATAAAATTTATATTCGTTTACTACTGCCATTATGAATCCAGAAAGAAGCTCTTAGCTTCTATCTCTTGTTTAACTTCATCTTGAAATGAAGAGTTTAATTTTGTAATTACACCATCAAGGTCCCTGATCAATGATTGTAAATTCTTTCTGCTATATTCTTCTTCAGCTCTTGTTAATGATTGTACGATCTTTGCCATTATAAAATACTTAGTAGTCCTCCATATCTTAAACCTACTCTTCCACCAGTTGCCATTCTATCGTCCTTATCTCTTCCCTTACCTTTACTCGATGAACTTTTACTAGAACCACTCCAACCTGTATCTGTATGTGGATTAGCACTACCTCCAGAATAAGTTGAATCAACAGCAGGATTAACTGTAGAAGCTATAACATTTCCGCGAGAATCTTTTACATCTTTGCCTGCAGCTGCTCTATTAATATTAGCTTCATCTCTATCTATTCTACCTTGAGTTTGTTGTATGTCATATGCTCTAGCTTGATCTATTAGACCTAAATCAGAACCTATGTTTTGTGTATCTACCACATTTTGATTATAAAAACTTTTCCGAGCTATGTTCAGTTTATTCATTTCATACCAAGTTTTTCCGAATTCATTTTCCTCATCTAAACTTCCCCATTCCTTAATGTAATTTTTTTGTGATTTGTCTATTTGCTTATCTAATCTAGCTGATTCTTTTTTACTATATTCTGCATAATTTCCAAACAGGGAGTCTACATTAACACCAAAAGGATCTACATTATGTCCCATGTTTCCTTGGTCTCCAAATATTGTTGGCCCTTTATAACCTCTTTTAGATGCTATAAACGCCTGATCAGCTTGGGGCAGACTTGCGTAATTCTTTAATCCAAAATTACTCATGATGCCCATAATTCCTGGTATCATTCCTCGTGGTTGTATATATCCGCTAGTCATAATATCTTCGTAAGATTGAGGTCTATTTATTCCAGGAATATAATCATAAGCAAAATCATTTATTCTTCTTTTTAATGTAGGTTTTTCTCCTTCAATATAACTTGGACCAAACTGTCCTGTTCTAGCTTTTTCGTGGTGATCCATTATCTGTTCATTAGCCATTTTATTTATTTCACTTAAAGATTTTCCGTGCGTTGATGTGTCAGTATAAGTTCCAGGATAACCTTTATCAAGATAGCCCTGAGATCGGTTATATATCTTTTGCGCATTACTAATGTCTGGAAAACTTGGAAACTCTGCTGGTCTTAAAGGTCTATTACCCTCCTTAATTCTTTCATTGTATGCCTGTATATCTTTATTAAAATTAGAGACTAGACTTGAAGTACTGCCTGGATAATAATGACTACCTCCCCCGCCAGTAAAAGCATTAGTGTTAGGTATTCCATACGATGTTGTTACTTCTGTTTCATCTTCTCCTACCGTTGGCAAGTAAGATTTATCTACTAAAAAATTAGTTCGAGGGATAAATGCTCGAAGTTGTTCGTCTGTTAATGCCATTATCTTCTTCCTCCTGGATGTATGTCTAATCTAAATGTACCTAGTTTCCAATCTTCTGAAGTACCTGTGTTGGCAATTTTAAGAGCAATAGATCGCGCTCTTAATCTTGTATCTTTTTTAGTAGTAGTTGAATCAACACTAAAGTTTGTAGTAGTTCCAGAACTATTTGGATAACTTTTAGTTACAAAACTAACTTGAGTGTCTCCTGTCTGTGAAATAAAATCTGGTATAAATCTACTAATTCTCATTATAAATTCTCCGTCTCCTCTAATATCTGGCATTCCTACTGTTTGTCCTGTGTTACTTCTACGTTGGGTAATATCAAAATCACCTGAGGTAATAGTACCCAATACAGCTGTTACTGTTCCACCAGCAGTAATTTGGTCGGTCCCTGTTTCGTGTTCATAGTATATCGTACTTCCGTCCGTATTACCAGTTACATCGAACGAAGCATCATCGCTTTCATTATAATAAGTAGCATGGGGTTTAGCAAACACTGATGAATCAACCCAAGCTGTTCGTGATAAAGTTCCTGTTGTCCATATAGGGCGTTTAATTGTAGAGTCTAAATAGTTATAAGTTACAACCCTGTTCACCACATCAGATGCTGAGGTACAATAAAACCAGCTTATTTCTCCAAATAGATTGTTTAATCCGGCATTAACTAAATCTCTTGAGGTAGAGTTAAGGTCATCATAAACAGCATCTTCTACTAGGCAAGGTAATGATTTTAATTGACCATCGTATGCAAAGAATCCATTTTCAGACATCCAATAAGCTGTACCATCTACTTCAATATTAGCATTCTTTCCTAGCAATCCACAGTTAGTTCCCACCTGTTCAAAAGAAAAGGTAAATGGTTGACCAACAAATTTCATAAGAAATAAAGCAGTATCGGTCCATACATAAATTGCATCCCTACCTTTGATAGCTCCCATAATTTTAGAACCATCAGCCAGCCTTTGAGTACCTGCGGTATTGTTTGCTTTAACAGTGTATGAATCAGAGGCATCAATACTTTCTTGAGAAGAGAACCTTATAAACATATCGTCCTGAGTAGTACTATTTCCTACAGTTGTTTCAGTACCAAAAAATACTAAGTGCCTATCTGGTGTAGATACTAACACGTGACGTGATGCGGTTGGTGCATTTGCTAATAATGTAGCTCGATTATTTACTGCTCCCGATGCCGCTGCATCCCATTCAAAGCACTTACCATTGTAAATAAGGGCAATTAATTTTGTTCCGTAGTTATCTAATATCCACATTCCAGGATCAATAGTAAAGTCAGCAGAAGATGGGTCACCCCATGCAACATATCCTGATATATTAGTTACAGTATCTCCTGCACTATGGCCTGCTTTAGTTGTGCCGTTAACTTCTCTAGCACCTCCGCTTAAAATATTAGTTGTAGTATTATTATTAGTATAACTTATATCCTCTGATCCAATTCTTATTTCCCCAGATGCAGGAAAAGCTGCAGAGTTAGTTAAAGGAATATCTGTTACAGTGTCATTAATTGTAGAAGCTAATGTATTTGTAGAAGCACCAAGAGCAAGACCGCCCCATAATGCTGTTCCCCAACCATAACCTCCTAGCTGTAAAGCTGGTCCCACGTTATAATAACAAAGAACTGATGTCGATCCAGCATTAGTCATAGGACTACTACCTTCAGCTGTATCCATTGTAATTGTAAAAGTTGTAGTAGTTGGTATTGAAGTTACCATGAATTTTTCATCTTCAAATGTAGAATCACTGTAAGCTGATGTTCCAGGGATACTACTTACACTGTCAAATTTAACAATATCATTTGCTACTAATCCATGAGTCCCGGTACATGTAATTGTGACAACTTTTGAAGAATTAGTACTAGTGAAATCAGCACCTGTTAATGTTGTTCTAAGGGGGTGAATATCATAATACACTCCTCCAGAATAAACATAAAGAATTCTATTAGTTCCTATAGCTGCATATTTAATACCAGCATTATCATCCCAATGATGAACCGCTCTACACGCACCTGTAAGTTTAGATTGTCCTAGCTGCTGCCAGCCACCTATTTTTTCTGGTGTACCATATCTAAATCTTACATTATCACCATCAAACCATTGCCCTTCGGCCCCAGTTTCTGTGACTTGTTTGTTAAATCCGGGGATAAAACCTAATTTTTGTAGCATATAAAAACCTGTTTATTAGGTGTTATATCAGATTGTAGGGGATTTCAATAGGTTATTAAAGGAAGGGGAAACTGTGGTGGCATTTTCCCCCACCAAGCTTATTATATAAACTATTTTTTAGGTAATGTAAAGCCTTTAAACCACGCAGGTAGACCTATAAATGGTCTTTTATCAAATGTATTTTCTTTTGCCATTTTAGATCCTGCTTTATTATAATGTAAAAATACTTGAGCACAAGTTTGTCCAGTAAACTCTTCTCGCCAATGTTCTAAATCACATCCAGAATATATAAGCATATCCCCTGGATCTAATGTAAGTTTAATTCCAGCTTGACCTTTTTTACCTGTAGGGTCTAAATGGATTGGCCACGGATCACCACCTAGATTTAAAGTAGTAGATATCTCACATGAGTATCTATCTTTGTGTCTAGCTAGGACATCCCCTTTTTTATAAATTCTTGCGTAAGAGTAGGTTTCACTTAATTTTAATTTTGTATGTTTTTCCATTACAGGTTTTACTTTTTGTAATAAAGTTTCCATAACCATATCGCTGTAATGTGAGTATGTATTAGGAACTTGTTCGTCAGTCCATACCCCCCAGTACTCTGTAAATGGTGATATATATTTTTGATCAAATAAAAATCTTGCTACTTTTCTTTTATTTAAAAAATAAGCATAAGAAAAATCTGCTATTTCTTTTGATATAGCTCCTTTTAATACTGTATATTTATTATTTTTGAACGACATTTAATACTCCTTTTGGTATAGCTTGACAGTTAAAATGTATAAACCTAAATGGTTCATATCCCAGATCTACAGAATACATATGCGGCATATATGATGGAAAGAATATGAGTCTTCCAGGTTTTACTTCATAATTAATTTGTGTACTTGCATAGGTGACTTTTGATTTATCTTTTTCTGGTAAAAGATTCATTACATTCCCCGCTCTGGGGTCCTCAAATATAGGTCTAGATGTTTTTTCACTAGCCTTTAAAAAATAAAAACCGGACATGTGACCATTCCAATGAGTGTGTAATGTATGGTGTCCACCACCTTTTTTTGCAAATTCTTGTACCCACAATTCTGTAGTAAACATTTCAAAGCTACTTAAATCAAAGCCCATTTCACTTAATAAATTATATGATGTTGCTCCCATGTAATTTTGTATTTCTAAAAAAGCAGGATCTCCTATTAGAGATGTTGAATGAAAAACATTTCCCATGTCTCCTTTATCACCAAATTTTTTATTACGTTTATCAATATCTTTTTTTAAATTTTTCTTTGCTGTTTCTATGTAAGAATCAGATGCTTTATTTAAGTCTTTAACAAATTCTGGTGCCTCTGCAAACCATATCGGACATTTAAAATATTCCTCTAATTGTAATTTTTTTGGAAATGATTTAACACTTCCACATGATATCTTATCAAAGTCTTTTTGAGTCTTTACTTTTCTTGCTCTCTTTTGTTTCTTTTTCATAGTGTT